GTTTTTATCGGTCATGATTTAATTTAAACCGAATTTAAATCGCTTTTGATGTTTCTCACTTTTAGCGGTTAAATCGGCAGGTTTTAGAAAATTTTTCCCATTTCATTATTTCTATTTTTATACCAATAAAAAAGGGGCTGGCACACCGCCAAGCCCCGTTTTATCTAAATCCATCCCACTTATTCCCGAAAAATTCCGCCAAATCCCTATTTGTTTCTTTGTTTCTCATTTTAAGTGATTGGTTACATCGGTGCCAGCCTTGCGCTCTTCAGCACCGAAAAACCGCGCGGCTATTTAGATGCCAATAACTTCTACACCACCAAAGGTAAAGATCGTCACGACGGTGCGGAAATCAACCTGTATGGTCAAGTGACAGAAAATGTCCGTTTACTTGGTGGCGTGACCTTTTTACACGCCAAACAACGCGATACCGGTTCCTCAACGACCGATGGCAAATACACCATCGGCGTGCCAAAATTCCAAGGCAATTTGGGATTGGAATATGATGTGAAAGCCATTGACGGCTTAACCCTTGAATCCCGCGTGACTTACACCGGTTCAAGCTATGCTGATGCACAAAACACTCTCAAAGTGAAAGACTGGATCCGTCTTGACGTCGGTGCCCGTTATATCACGATGTTGGGCAATACACCGGTCACCTTGCGCGCCCGCTTGGATAACGTTACCCACAAAAAATACTGGGAATCCGTCGGTGGCTACCCGAACTATGGCTATTTAGTCTCCGGCGCGCCGCGCACCTTATCGGTGAGTGCGACCATTGACTTTTAATGACATAAAATGCGCGTTAAGAATAACGCGCATTTTTTATACGGAAGCTGAATGTCTTATAAATTACCATGAACAGGCAGATGAGTTCGTTCGCATTCAAAAAGTGCGGTCGGTTTTCAGAGTGAATCTAAAATATCCGTAAAATCCACCGCACTTCAACGCACTTAAGCGCTTAAAACTGCTATAATCCCCGCCAATTTTTTCCAACCATTGAGACCTTATGAAACAACTTTTTGCCACCACAGCCCGAGGGTTTGAAGAGCTTTTGAAATCCGAATTGACCGAGTTAGGCGCGCAGGATGCTAAAGTCGCGCAAGGCGGCGTGCATTATTGGGCGGATGACGAAACCCTGTATCGTACTTTGCTTTGGAGTC